TCCCGACTGGCCGGCGTGGACTCATCAAGATTAACGGGACATGGGGCTGGCCTGCAGTCCCGGTCGAAGTCAAGCAAGCCTGTCGGATCATCGTCGCCGAGGTCATGAAGCTGGAGTCCGCTCCGCTTGGGATCGTCGGCTTCGCAGACTTCGGCGTGACTCGGGTCTCGAAGTCGATGAGCCCTCGGGCGGTCCAGATGCTGCAGCCGTATCGCCACGGCGGGAACTTCGGCATCGCGTGAGCGAGATCACGAACGGCGAGATCCGAGACGCTATCGCCTCGGCGCTTTCAACCTGTCCAGGAATAAACATCTACCGCTTCCCGCCCGAGGACATCGCAGCGCCGGCCGTCTTCGTCGCTGGCTTTACGATTCGCCCGCTCAGCTTCGACGGCTACCGAGAGACCTCGGTGGACATCACCGTTATGGTCTCGCACCGTCACGTCGACCAGCTCACCCTCCTCGATGCGATGCTCGACAGTGAGGGCAGCTCCTCAATCGTGGCCGCCATCGACGCCGCAGCGAGCCCAGACGTCAACCTCCGAGTGAACACCATCGGGAACTATCGAGAGCTCGTCATCGCAGACGTCCCCTATTACGCCGCCGATATAACCGTCGAGGTCTTGACCTAATGGCAACAACGAACAGCGCTCAGCTCTTCGGGCAGAGAATCATTAACTACGGCGAGGCCATCGCCAACGCAAACAAGACCGCAGTGACTGCAGCGGCGATGGTCTACAAGGGCTCCATTCTTGCTTCTGGTGCAAAGTTTACCGGCGGCGACCTTCGCTTCTCACGCTGGAAGGGTAAGCAGGGCCCGAGGCTCGGAGCAGGCTTCGAGGTCACCGGCAAAATCAACGCTACAGCCCTCATCGAGGCGAAGCCGATGGGCATCTGGAAGGTCCTAGAGTTCGGCTCGCCCGCTCACGTCATGACGCCGAAGTCAAAGCGACGAGCCGGGGCGAAGGCTCTGCACATGGGAAGCGGCCCGCTCTTCTACGCCCGAGTCAACCATCCAGGCCGCAAGGGCACGAACGCCTGGACCCTCGGATCAAAGGCCGGCGAGCCCGGCGCAATTCAGGCTTACAAGCGGACACAGATCCTCGCCCTCGCAGAGGCCAACTGAGTGCGCGTTCTGCTCGTCCATCCCGGCCCGAGCTTCTCTGTTCAGGATGTCTACGACGGCTGGGCTGAAGGCTTCGAGACTCTCGGTCATGAGGTCGCCCATTACAACCTCGGCGAGCGCCTGACGTGGGGCGGGATTGCTCACCTCTCCAAGACCGACGGGACATTCATCCGAGCGTTTAACGAGCCCGAGGACGTCTATCAGTTCGCTCTCAGCGGCTTGTCTCAGTCGGCCTTCTATTGGTGGCCCGATCTAATCGTCTTCGTCTCCGGCTTCATCTTGGACCCGCAGTTCATCGCAGTCTGTCGGAGCCGTGGAATGAAAACGGCCTGCATCTTTACAGAGTCGCCCTATGAGGACACTCGACAGCTCTCAGCCGCTTCGACTTTTGACGTCGTAGCGCTCAACGATCCGACCAACCTGGCACAGTTCCAAGAGCTGACGAACGCCATTTACACGCCGCACGCCTATCGGCCCTCTGTTCACTATCCCGGCGAGGTCAGCATCGAGGCTCGGGACTGCATCTTCGTCGGCACTGGCTACCCGTCGAGGGTCGCCTTCATGGAGCGATGTGACTGGGACGGCATCGACCTCGGCCTCGCTGGCAACTGGCAGAACGTCCCCGAGTCGCTGACCGAGCGAGTCGTCCATGACGTCGAGGACTGCATCGACAACGCTGACACCGCCGATCTCTACCGCAGAAGCCGAACCTCATTCAACCTCTACCGCACTGAGACGAACGGCGACGTCTCCGACTCCTCTGAAGGCTGGGCCGTTGGGCCGAGAGAGATCGAGCTCGCAGCTTCTGGCTGCTGGCAAGCTCGCCAGAGCCGAGGCGAATCAGACGAACTCTTCCCGATGCTCCCGACCTTTACCAGTCCCGAGGAGCTCGGAGAACTCATCCGATGGGCACTAGCTCATCCTCAAGAACGGGCGGCGCAGGCTGCTCTAGCAAGAGCGGCGGTAAAAGATCGCACGTTCCCGAATAATGCCCGGCAGCTAATCACGGCGGCCGGATTCTAGTCAACGAAAGAGAGGCCATCTCATGGCAGCAGTATCAGGCAAAAAAGGTAGATTGCTGGCGGACGTAACGCCCACAGGCATCGGAGCGGCCGTTCCGGTTGCACTCCTCAAGGACTGGTCACTCGACCTCTCCACCGATAACACGGATGTGACAAGCTTCGGCGACTCCGTTCATGTTTTTGTGCCCGGAATTCCTTCAGCAAGCGGAAGCTTCTCGGGCTACTTCGACACCGCCGGCGCGCAGTTCGCTGTCGCCACAAGCGTCGCCTCTGGCCGGAAAGTGTACTTGTACCCAAACTTCACCGACAACGCTTCGCTCTACTGGTTCGGCACTGCTCACTTCGACATGAGCGTCAGCACCGCCGTAGACGGAGCCGTCGAGATCAGCGGCAGCTTCAACGCCGCCAGCGCCATCACGAGCAGCACGGGCATCTAGGTATGGCTGACGAGTGGGCCGTCAACACACCTAGCGGACAGATGAGACTGGCGGACTTTACGCTCGACCAGCTCGTCGAACTCGAAGCGGACTGCGACGAGCAGTGGTGGCAACTGCTCAGCAGTCCGTTCCGATCCGCGCGTTCTGCGAAATACATCTATCGCTCGGCTTGCGCGCAGATGGGCTGCGAGCCCGAGGTGCTGACCGTGCGGACGATCACGGACGTATTCGTCCAGGTACCCGACGATCTTCCAGACACCTATGGCGGAGGACTCCCAAAAGCGGAGGACGATCCATCTCTACCGACCAGTGGATCGTCTTCGGAGCAGCCAGCTTCAACTGGACCCCAGCCCAAACCCGAAGCCTGACAGTGAGGGAGCTCCAGCTCCTGAGCGAGTCGATGTCAAGCAGATGATTACAGAGGAGGGCCCGTCATGGCGTTAATGGAAAAGCTGCAGATGCTCATTACTGCAGACGCAGGCGGGGCGATCCGAGAGTTTAAGAAGGTCGGCAACACAGCCGACAAGGACCTCGGCAAGGCGACAAAGAGCATCGACCGCATGTCCTCGAAGATGATGTCGCTCGGCTCGGGCGCTGTCGTCGGTGCCATCGCCCTCGGCGCTGGCCTTGCTTCGTTAGCGAAGGATGCCTCCGAGGCTGAGCACCAACAGCTCAAGCTGACGAACTCGATCAAGAACTCAGAAAACGCCTATGCCGGCAACGGCAAAGCGCTAAAAGAGCAAGCATCCGCACTAATGAAGGTTACCGCTGCAGACGACGACGCCATCGTCTCGGCTCAGGCGCTTCTGGTTCAGTTCGGGAGAACCGAGGATGAGGTCCTCGCTTTGTCGCCCCTCGTCGTCGACCTCTCGCGCAAGCTCGGAATCGACCTAGACACCGCAGCGAAGAGCGTCGGCAAAAGTTCAGAGGGCAGTTTCGGGGCCCTAAAAAAAATGGGCATCGCTGTCACGGACCTCGGCGGAGGGGCGACCGCTACAGAGAGCACCGTCGCAGCACTCAGCTCGACCGTCGGAGGCTTCGCCGAGGCGGAGGGGCAAACATTCGCCGGCCAGCTTGAGATCATGAACAATAAGTTCGGCGAGTTGCGCGAGTCACTTGGGGCGGGAGTGCTGGAGGTTGTCAACCCACTGCTGAACATGGCAGCCGCCGCCGGAGAGATCAGTCCAGCGGCCGCCGAGGCGACCGGCAAACTAGCAGCGATAGGCACCATCGGAGCCGGGCTAGTTGGCTCGCTGTCTGTCGGCACCGGCGCAGTCATGAAAATGAAGGACAACTTCACGACAATGAGCGGCGAGGGCGACAATGCCACGCGCAAGCTCACCCGAGTCGGCAAGGCCGCCGGCGTTATCGCCGCAGTCGGCGCAGCCATAGCGATCTATGAGATCGCCTCCGCTCTCAACGAGGCGGCCTTCGACGCTGCAAAGTACGACACCGCACTGACGAAGCTGAGCACCGAGTTGATTAAAACCGGCGAAGTCTCGGCGAAGTCGTTTCAGCAAATGGCGGAATCGTCCGCCAAGCCTGCTGACTCCTTTTACGACATCATCACATTTTCCGACACGATCGCCAAGAGCTTCAGCCTCGATGGACTAACGATCCAGTTCGATGACGCTTTGAGAGTACTGAACGACCTAGCCGCAAGCGGCGACACTGCGACTCTGCAAGGCTCACTCGAAGCTCTGACCGGCGCTCAGTACAACCTCGGAGACGGCAGCGACGCCTCTCGGATCGCAGTGAGCATGTTCCAAAATGAGCTAGACGGTATGCGAGGCAAGCTCGAAGCCACGAAGGAGAACTCGCAAGCCGCAGCCGCAGCGACAGCGGGGCTAAGTAACGAGTTCGACCTCAGCGGCGACCTGATTGCTCAGAATAAAGCGGTTCTTGAGGGCTTCGACGAACAGCTCAAGCTGACCACGCTTTCAACAGGTGGAGCGGCCGCAGCGGCGGAGTCGTTTGCCGGGTCGTTGGAAATGTCGACTGTCTTCGACAACGCCATCTCGAACGCTTCAAGCATGGGCTCAGCGTTTAGAAGTTTCGGAACTGACATTAAGGCACTTCCGAAAGACATCGACCTGACGAAGCTCGCCCTCGGCCAGTACACCGAGGAGCAGCAAAAAAGCATCGAGGCACTTGTCAGCGCTGGAGACGCAAACACTAGCTATCTGTCCGGCCTTGTCGAGCAGGGCGCAACGGCGGAGGAGGTTGCCGAGAAGGCGGACCTCTTGCGCTTCGGTTACATAAGCCAGGCGAAGCAGCTCGGACTCAATGACGTCCAGACTCAGAAGTACCTCCAGACTCTCGGACTCACTCCTCAGCAGGTCAACACGGCGATGAAGTTAACGGGCGACGCCGACGCCCGGTTCAGAATTGAAGCGCTGCAGGGCATCATCGCCCAGACACCACCCGAGAAGCTGACTGAGTACAAAGCAAGGATCGACGCTGGCGACTATCAGGGCGCAGCGCGAGCGCTGGAGAATCTTTCGAGAGACCGGACAGCGACGATCTATCCGAGGATGGCCGACGTCGGCGGCTTCTTGGGGCAGTTGCTCAACGGCGGCGGCAGAGACGGAAACCCTTTCACGCCGATGGCGAGGGGCGGTCGAGTCGGAAACCAGACTTACCAGGTTAACGAGAAGGGCCCCGAGCTCTTCACGCCGAGCTCCTCCGGCTTCATCATGAACGCCGGCGACACTCAAGCCATGCTCCGAGGCGTCTCCACGCTTATCGCTGGCGGCGGTCGAGGAGCTTCTCAGGTTCACGTCTCGGTCCCGGTCACCTTCGCCGGACCTGTTGCTCAGGACTCCGTCCGCTGGATTACTGACACCATCACGAAAGCCGCTCGGACCGGCATCCTCTCCTCTGGCGTTCTCTCTGGCGCTGGCCGATGACAGCGTCGATACCAGGAGAAATGACGATCACGGTCGAGGTCGGCTTCGGAGCGACCGGACCAGACGACGCCGCTCCTACTTGGACCGACATCTCGACGAGCGTCCTCGTCTCCTCTGGCATTGTCGCCGAGAAGGGCCGGCCGACGCTCTCGGACAAGATCGGAGTCGGCTCTCTCAGGCTCACCCTCAACAATCAGAGCGACGACTTCAACCCAGAGAACACCTCCGGCGCTTATTACCCAGACGTAGTCGACGGCGTCCCGATCAGGCTCAGACTCACCAAGGGCGCAACGACTGAGACAGTCTGGCGAGGCTACGTCGACACTTGGCCTCAGGTCGACCGCCAGACAGAAAAGACCGTCGAGCTCGAATGCTTCGACCTGTTCGGACTCATCGCTCAAGGCGTCGCTCCGGCGACTGCATGGGAGGCCGAGGTCAACTCGCTCGCAACGCAGCCGGACCGATGGTTCCAAGTTGGGACCTCGGGCTGGCTTGAGAGAAAGACATCAAAGCAGTGGAAGCACACCGGCGG